GATAGGTGTCGTAAGGTCAGTAATGCCTACACCCTTGTCCATATCTCCTGAGTCGATTTGCTCATAAACATTGCGTCCAGCCTCAAACTCACGCTTGACCACGACATTCTCGCCCTCTTGATCGTACTCAACTTTAATCATCTGACTAGGCACAGCTACTCTGCGCTGACCCATCTTAATCTCCCACATGAATTCATCATAGGTCGTATTAAGAAAGTCCATTGTGGTCTTAGCATTGTCAAAGATAGACAACCCAAGAGCTGAGTTAATATCCTTGTTGTTCATGCCTGGGGTCTTCAAGTAAGTAAAGAGTGGACGACTCAAGCCGTTCAGGTCTACCACTTCCTCAAGATCCTCATAGAGTTCTGATAGAGGAACCCTAGAGCCTACCACGTTCTGATTATCAGACTTGTAGAGCTCGTTAGTAACCGTGTACTTGTCATCTTTGCCCCACTCATGCAACTCAATCAGCGTGTAAAACTTCTGCTTGTTACCCTCTGACTTGGTTGTCTTAGTGATGATAGCAGCGCTAGAGACATCCTGCGTGTTGCTTTGCAGAGGCAAAAAGACAGGCGCCTGAATGAAAGACACTCTTACCTTGTCTCTATCGACGTATGGCCTCATAGCCAATCCACCTAGAGCTAAACCACTCTCCAGGTAGCGCTCAAAATTCTTGACAAATCTGTCATCTTGTAGCTGTTTCTGAATGAATTTATTAGCGTCCTTGTCGTCTAGCTTGATTTCAGCCTGCTCATTAAACACTAGGCTTGCAATCTTCTTGGCTGCTGTACGTCCAATAGGTAAATGGTTGAAAGCTCGTTTTTGAGGCGTGCCGTTGCTGTCAGTATACTCAATTTGTGGATAATGCCCTGCATAATACTTGAGATTTTCCCTTATTCGGTCATACTCTGTGGATGACACTGCTATTTTAGGGTGATCAGTGATATTCGTTAAGTTCTGTGTTGTCATCACATACTTGCTCCTTGTGAAAAAATTCTTGATAGTCTGTACTATTTCCATTATTGGCTCCTTTAGGCTTTTAGTCTTAACTCTCTAGCGTTGTCCAGGACAAAATACTTGAACTCGTCCACCGTGTGGTCATCTTCCTTGATGACTTTTGGATCATCAGTATTGAGTGACTTGTCATCATAGCGGTACATCTTATGCTCCTCTACAAATACCCTGTTATTAGGGATGTCAAGGTAGTAGAAACGCCCCTCAGCTAGTAGACTGATAACCATATCAATCATAGTCTGATTTTTCTTCTTGGCTACTGGGTGCCAGCGTTCGCCATAATCTTTGAAATACTGATTACGCAAAGCTCCCTCAGCACTATCAATAGTCATCTTGAGCTTAGGCACTCTGTAGGTCTTCATGACCTTGTCTATAAAGTCATGGATCATCACAGAGAGCTCACTAGGTGCCTTTTTGATGGTCTTGCCAGCTGGATTATAGTAAAACGTATCAAGCAAGATAACATTACCTTTAGCAGTTAGCCCATAAGCTCCACAGGCCGTCGCTGATTGCTGGTGTCCTGTATCTAGGGCGAATGATATACCTATCACTTTGTCATCATCAGGGAGGCTTTCTAGTGGCTTAAAATAGCTCATGTTATAAACATGATTACCTAAACCGATTACCTCGCCTAAGTACATCCATCTGTAGTAGTCAGGGTCTGTCTCCTTGTAGCGTTCTATCTTGTCTTTCATCTGCTTAGACAAAAAACCTAACTTGTCATCAAGGTAGGTGCTGTGATGTATCATGTAAGTAGGATCACTAGCTTTCTCAGCAACCCACTCATTTATCCAGTCGTAAGGATTGCGTGGAGGGTTGTATGTGAAATAGACCTTGACCTGTTTGCCGTTTGGTAGCTCTTGACGGATGAAAGTATCCTCAACTATATCAATGTCTTCACGGCCTGCAAACTCAGCCAATTCTTCAAACCATACAGCCATTACATAACCTTTGGCTATCTTTTGGGATTTGAGTTTCATTGGATCGTCTACGCCGTAAAAATAAAAGGCAGTGCCTGTCTTCTTATGTGTGATTTGTAAGGGTGATTTCCCAAACTTGAACTGATTAGCTAGCCCCATCTCATAGATGGCCCATCTTATCTGCTCATACACTGACATTCTCAGGTATTTACCTACTTTTCGTAGTACTACCACATTCCCCATAGGGTCATTGATAAAATCATTTACCAGGTCAATGGATACTACAGAGGACTTAGTAGAGGCACGGCCACCCTTGAGCACTATATGACTCTTGGGCGTATAGAGGACTTCGTCAAATACTGGGTTAATCAGTTTCGCTAGGTTCAGTATTGCCATTATACTCACTCCTATCAAATGTAAATCCAGTAATCACTGTGTCATCTTCATCACCAGAGCCTAGTTGAGCTTTGAGATTGTCAATCCTCAAGCGTTGCTCCTCAGTAACAAGAGGGGAGCGTGTGAGCTCGTCATAGGTCTTAATCATGCTCTTAAGCTCTGACTGAGCCCTTGCCATTGCAGCTAGGGCCTTGCCTTGCTTATCCCATGCCGTGTGATGTTCATAACCTACACCACCTTTAGCCGTGCTTGTAACAAGGCTTGTAGTATCCTCGACATCCTGCACATATAGAATGCGCTGAGCGTGCAAAAGATTAGCATAGGTCAGCGTGATATTTTCCCAAAGGATGTCTATAGGCTGTTTTTCTGAAAGCTCTTGCGCTATCTCATATACCTCTTTAGGGAGGTACTTAGCAAACAGCCCATGTTTGAGGGCGTTAGTGTTTCCCTTAGGTGCCCCATGCCCCAGAGCGTTTTTACTACCCTTGGGAGCGCCCCTCGGATTTTTGGAGCGTTCCGTATTTTTCTTTTGGAACGTTCCTTTTATTTTAGGTTCCCATTTGTCTTTACTTTTCCAACCTCGGACAGTGCCAGCTGAAACACCCAAACGCTCAGCAATCTCAATCAGTTCAATGTTCCCATTGTTCTCTGAATAGATTTCAAATGCTTTGTCTCGGTTGGGGTCTCTTGCTCTACCCAAGCCTAAACCTCCTGCTGTTTATTTGTTTTGAAAAATAAAAAAGCCACTCAAAGAGTGACTTAGTGCAAGCAGACTACAGACTTGCGGCGTTAATTAGAAATTACTTTTTCCTTTTTTATTTTGTGTAGTCTTTTTGCGATATTAAAACATCCTACTCTATCGCCACTGGTAACCCAAGCCAGCAGTTTTTCAGAAGCTTTTCTAGGCCGTTGCCTAAGGTGCCTTTGCTTTATTTTTTGATACTACCATTTTAACAGATTTTAGACTTCATGCCTGTACAGTTACTATCATTTACTATCAATTCTGAAAGAATACTATCAAGTTCCTTTACTGCTTGTTTCTTCAAACGATAATAAGTAGGGGAACTCATGCCCCCCATGCTGTCACAGATGTCATCAACGTACATCTTATTGATATAGGTCTTTCTCAAAATAGTTCTATGTTTTGGATTTTTAAGCTTATTGATCATTCTACCTAGTTCAAGTTTCCTATTGATAACCTCTTTAGTATCCTGTTCTATAGCCTCTTTCATCACCACCAGCTGAGTATAGACGTCATCAACTTTTCTAGCTTGACCACCTTGGACTTTAACGTCTGTCCACTTAGGACTTGAGAGCAAACCAGCCTCAAGTTCTTTGATTTCATCTATACGGCTTTGAATGTCCATATCAAGGTCTTGTAATTCTTTCAAGAGCTCTTTAGCCTTCACTCTCTATCTCCTTTTGTGATATAATAGTCTTTGCGAGAACTATTAGCTGAGGCAGAGAATGTCTTGGCTTTTTTTGTTTTAATAGCTATTTAGTATCTTGAGGGTTTCCTCATAGCTAAGTTTTACTTCGACCCTTTGCTCATCGTATGCTCCTAAAAATCTTGGAATTCTGAAACGAATGATTGTACAGCCATCGTGATATCTAGTAATTGTGTAGACATGTTTGATTAGTTCTTTTCTAAAAGAAACGTTAGGTAAAACAACTAAATCGGGTAAAGTTACATCAGAAGGCTTTTCTTGCTTTTTTCTTCTTCCTGAATATGGATATTTTTTAGGTCTCATAACCTCACCTCATCTCCAATTTTCACCTTGTCATAGACTTCTTTCGTAATTACGAAAATCCCATAATTTTTAATAGTGATTGTATGCAGGTCGCCTATTTTCTCTTTGTGGACGACTCTACCTTTGATTTCTGCACCTTGATTATCTGCTTTGTAGATGAGCATCGGGCGCTTTGCTTCTAATTTTTTAATGTGGATACTCTGCCAGACATTCAATCCAGCAGATAATAATATCCATATTGCGATAAATCTTTTCATTTTACCTCCTATATTTATTTTATCTTTTAGATTTCCTTTTGCCGATTAGTTCAACTAGACTTCCTACAAGGAATACCAACCCTCCAAAAAGGAAAGAATGTACTAACAAAACTGGTATTAAATAAGGTTTGATTGGGAAAATTGAAAATACCCATGTAAAATACCATTCAATAAGCCCGCAAACAGCAAGGAAAATGACTGCAACTGTTGATAACATCAATGTTACCCCTCCGATAGTTTTTAAAAACTCACTCATCACTCCACCTCCTTTAAATAATTTTCCCGTCAAATATCAGGGTAATTGTCCCTGTTCCGTTCTTGTTGTCAGATACCAGGGCCCGACAATCGCCGCTTAACTCGACGCCCTCGATCATGATACTGCGTTGAGACTTGTTGACGTGGATGATTGTGTCATTTGATGTCTTAATTCTCATATCGGCCCCCTAAGCATCAACTACTGGGAAATGAATATCACCAATCACCAAGGAACCTACGCTGTAATAATATCCGTTATGTTCTGCCTCACAGTTGGCGATAGCTACAGGGTTTTGATTGTGGAAGATGGTTACTTTGTTTTTATAACCTACTCCCCAATGGTCAGGAATTTCTTCCTGTTCTCCAATTTCAACATTAGTAATTACAGCGTCGAGCGACACATTTTGGAACTCCCCACCTGCTGAGGCACAGCAATCACTTTCAGACATTTCAATAGTGACTTTTGTGCCATCTTCAAGTAGTAAAAAATCTTTATCCCATTCCACGATACGCTTATAGAGCAACAGCTCTTTTAGTTCTTCTAATGTTCCGTATCTTGCATTTCTCCAATCGGGTTCATAATAGTCTGGTAGTTCGATAGTTTTTGTCATCTTAATTTCCTCATTTCTTCAAATACTCAGGCATAATCTCGCCTCATGCGTCCCATTCCATGACCTCCACCTCTACCTCTATGCGAGGGTTTAAGCTGTAGAACTTGCCTACATCATGCAGAGCTATCTGACCGTCATC